TCGACGCGACTCTCCGCGAGAACTTGGAGATCGAAATGGAGCGCGTGCTGCTCAACGGCGCGGGCACCGCCGACGAGCCGGCCGGTATCCTCTCGACCTCGGGCGTACTCCAGCAGGCCTTCGTCACCGACATGCCGACGACCGTCCGCAAGGCCATCACCAAGCTCACGGTGACCTCGGGCGCCAACATCAAGGGTGTTGTCCTGCACCCGTCCGATGACGAGTCGTGGGATCTGCTCCAGGATCTCCAGAAGCGTTACCTCGGCAACGGCCCGTTCGGCATGGGTCCGAAGTCCGCATGGGGCTTTGAGCGCATCAACTCCCAGGCACTCACCCCGGGTCAGGCCCTCGTGGGTGACTTCTCCACGATCCAGCTTCTCCAGCTTGAAGCTCTGACCGTGCTGGCCTTCAACCAACACAAGGACTACGCCCAGCGCAACCTCACGTACATCCGTGCGGAAGAACGCGCCGTGCAGCTGATCCGTAACCCTGCCCGCCTCTGCATCGTGGACCTCACCGCGTAGCAACCACTCCGAATGTTTCACGTGAAACATTCCCACCTCGAGTAAGGAATCACGATGGCAGAAACTCCAGCAGCAACCCCGGCCGCGGCACCCGCCGACGCACCGGCCCCGGCTACCGACGTGACGACCACGGAAGCGGAAGCTCCCGCGGCCACCGGCCCCGTCGCTACCCCGGGAATCATCATCGCGGGCGGCGTCCGCTACCGCGAAGAGGACGCCAAGCGTCTCGGCATCACCGCTGACTCCGCGGCCGACGCCGCGGCCGTGGCGGACAACAAGAAGCCGGTCGGACCGCAGAAGAAGGCGGGCACCACGCCCGCCATCATCAGCAAGAACACCGCAAGCACCAAGTAAGGACACCCAGTGGCAGACGCGCCCCCTCTCGCAGACGTCAATGATCTCTCGATCATCGTCAAGCTGCCTTCCACAGACCCGCGTCTGCCACTGGCCATCCGCCGCGCGAGCGATCGGTTCCGCGGCGAGGTGCACCACCCGGTGCACAAGGTCACTGACGACGTGACCTACATCAGCGGGGACGGCAGCATAACTCTGCTTCTGCCTGCCGCCCCGGTCATCGGCTCCGTGGCTGTCGCCGTCACGGATACGAATGGCATCACCACCACCCTCGACTCCAGCCAGTACGAGATCGGCCGGCGCAACGGCATCATCAAGCGCAAGGACAGCACCGGGTGGCCCGTCGGTGAAGAGAACATCGAAGTCACCTACACGCACGGCTACGATCCCATCCCTGGGGAGATCTCGGACGCGGTGCTGGATCAGGCCGCAGCTATCGCTATGACCCTGGCTCACGTCCAGCAGGAGTCCGGTGGATCTCAGTCCGCGAGCTACCGTACCGGCGTCAATCAGAATTGGACCGACATGGTCACGAAGTACTCCCTGGGTGATCGGTAATGGGCGTCCCCAGCTTTGCTAAGGCAACCCTAATCATCGTCTCGCCCGGCAGGGTCAAGGACCACGGCTCGTGGATCAACACCTGGGGCGACAACGACGTCACGAAGCGCACCGTTACCGGGTGCCTGTGGCAACCCGGCGCCACGTCGGAAGACCTCACCGACCGTGAAGCTCTCCGCGGCCAGTACTACGCGCTGCTCCCCGACGAGGACGAGAACGGCCCGATCACCGTCCAGTACACGGACAGGATCATCGCCCCCTCGGGCCTGACCTACAGCGTCAACGGCGACCCTGCCTATGAGGCGCCTATCGGCCCCGGCAAGGGAACCATCCAACTCCTGGCCGAACGGTTCAAGGGCTGATGGGCAACGTAGTAGTGAAGATGAACTCGGCCGGTGTACGCGCCATCGAGAACGGCCCGGAAGTCCGCGCGGATCTCATGCGCCGCTGTGAAGCCATCCGGCAGGCCACCGGAGATCCAGAGTCCCACTCCGCCCGAGTCGACCAAGGCGCCTCGCGTCTGCTCGGCATCGTCACCGCTGACACGCGGGAAGCGGAGATCGAAGAGGCCACCAATCGGTCCCTGGCTCGCGCCCTTGACGCAGGACGGTAGGCCATGTCAGACGCAGTGAGCTTCCCGGACTCCATTCAGGCGATAGTCGACTACCTCACGGACCTGCACCAGACGCTCCCTGTCGGCATCCGCAACCCCGACGACGGGGACACCTACATCAAGGTCCGCCGCATCGGTGGAGTCCAGACGACACGGATCTCCGAAGCCGGAACGTTCGCCATCGAGTGCTACGGCCCGGACGACACATCGGCCTTCCGGCTGGTCGGAAACGTGCGGCGCGACGTCAAAGCCATGCAAGGCACCCTTGTAGGTGATGTACTTGTCTACAAGGTGGAAGAAGTAGGCGGTCCCGGAGATCTCCCGGACCCCCTGGCTCCGACCCTCACCCGCTACAGTTTCATTGTTGCCGTCACCCTGCGCGGCCTAACCTAAAGGAGAACGCTGTGAAGATCACCCTGGCGATTGACGTCACCGTGGACGACGGCACAACCCACACTGCCGACACCACCGTGGAAGTTCCTGAGCTTACGGGCCGGGAATTGCTGCTGAAGGGGCACGCCCGCCCCGCTGAGGACGGAACGGACGTCCCTGCGGTAAATCCCCCGTCCGATGCTTCTGAGGCCCCCACAGCCCCGGCAGCGGCTTCCGAGTCCACCACCGTCACGTCTGACGTGCCGGTGATCCCGGAAGGCGCAGTCATCACCCCCGTTGCGGAGACGGTAGACGCTCCGCTCCTGGCCGACGTCGCCGCTGCACAGCCCGACGCCCCGGCAGAAGAGGCGCCCGTCGTCACCGACGCCACTGTCCCGGCTGCAGCCCCGGAAGAAGCACCCGCCGCGCCGGCCGATCCCGCTCCTGTCGCTGACCCGGCTCCCGCCGACGTCGCCCCGGCAGATGCACCGGCCCCGGAAGCTGCCCCGGCAGACGCTCCGGTGGACACCCCGGCACCGGCTGACACCCCGGCAGACGTCCCGGCCTCGGACTCCCCGATCTACGACGCCACCCTCACCGCTGACGCAGCCCCGGCCGCTGACGCCTCCACCCCGGAAGGGACTGAGTAACCATGACGAAAACTCTGGCCAACATTCGGATCTACGGTGATGACCTCTCGATGGTCAACGTCGCGCCCAAGGGCACGACTCTCCCCGCGGATCTGACCACGCCGCTTGTCGCGGCCTTCAAGGACATTGGCTGGCTGTCGGAAGACGGCGTGGACATTGAGCGGAAGCTCAACACCACGAAGCACAAGGCTTTCCAGGGCGGCTCTGTCGTCCGCCAGAAGCGCGTCTCTGACGGTGACACGTTCACCTTCACCGCCCTGGAGGAAACGGCCACCGCTCTCGGCCTGTACTACACCGGCTCCACCGTCACGTCGGCCACCGGCACCAGCACTATCGCTGTCCCGGCCTCGGTCAACACCGACGAGCGAGCCTGGGTTATCGACGTCGTGGACGGCGCCGTTACCACCCGGTACACGGTCGCCCGCGGCGAAGTGATCGACATGGATAAGGTGGGTCACAAGAACACCGAAATGACCATGTACAAGTTCACCGTCGGCATCATCGGCGCCTTCTCCATCATCACGAACAACCCCGCCTTCCCCTAGGCCCTAGCTGTGGCCCGCTGGAGTTGGCGATGCTCCAGCGGGCCACAACCTTGTCTCATCGCCGCCACCACCAAGTAAGGAACCATCGCCATGAGTTCAGACGTAGAAGCAAAGCTCGAAGACGGCCGGCCGGTCGCACGGCGCCGCACTGCCCCCCAGGATCACAAGCCCAAGGCCACCGCCAAGGCAGCGGAGATCTCCGACGAAGAAGTGGTGACCGAGTTCACCTACGACGGGTACACCTACGTCGGGTACGGCGATAACCTCACCGGCGAGGTTATGGAGGCCCTGGAGGTCGGCGCCCTGCACGTCGGCGTCCGTGCGCTGCTCGGGGAAGACTCCGAAGGCTGGGCACACGCCAAGAAGCTCCCTGTCCGCAAGCTCAAAGACCTCTGGGAAACCTGGGGCAACACGGCGCAGTCGGGAAACTCCTAAGCCTCGTCTACCTCCTTCGGGAGCATGGCGAGGCGCTAGAAGCAGACTTCCAGCACCACTACCGGATGGATCTGCTCGACCTCTACCGCGGGAAGATCTCACCCCGCAAAGCGGCCCTGCTGGCATTGAAACTGCCAGCAGGGTCGGCCGTGTGGTTGGAAATGGGCGGGCCGCTCGCGTGGACCTCCCAGGATTACTTCGCCGCGGCACAGCTACACGCGCAGCAGGTCACGAACTGGCTGAAAACGGAAGATGGCCAGAACGGGCGCAACGCGCCGCAGATCATCGAGCATCCCGCCTATGCTAAAGACAGAGAACGCGAGACGGACAAGATTGTCTCGCAGGCTGAGAAGTTCCTCGCACGTCAGAAAGCGAGGGCAACCCAACAAGAAGGCGAGGCGTGATGAGCAACGTTGAGCTTGCAACCGCGTACATCACGCTAGTCCCGTCCATGAAGGGCGCCGACGCGCAGATCACCCAGGATCTCGGCAACGTCGGGGCCGCGGCCGGCGCAACGGCTTCGAAAGGGTTCCTCGGCACCATTGGCGGCGCCGTCGGCGGCATCGTCGGCGTCGCCGCCAAGGGAACGGCCCTCATTGGAGGGCTGATCGGCGGCATGGCCGTCAAGGGCGGCATCAGTCGCCAACTCCAGATTGAAGACGCCACAGCGAAGCTCACCGGCCTGGGGCACTCCACTGGCGAGGTCAAGGCCATCATGGGTAACGCCCTGGCCGCTGTGAAGGGCACGGCGTTCGGGCTGGGTGAGGCTGGAACGGTCGCTGCTGGGGCTGTGGCGGCCGGAATCAAGCCCGGTGCAGATCTACAGCGCATCCTCGGGCTGACGGCTGACACAGCCACCATTACCGGCGCCAGCATGTCCGACATGGGCGCCATCTTCAACAAGGTAGCTGCCAACGGCAAGCTGACCCTGGGGGACGTCAACCAACTCCAGGATCGCGGCTTCCCGATCCTCCAGATGGTCGCCAAGCAGTACGGCGTCACCGCTTCCGCCGCGTCGAAGATGGTCACCGACGGCAAGGTGGACTTCGCGCACTTCGCTGACGCCATCCAAGCCGGAGTCGGCGGCGCTGCCCTCAAATCAGGCGACACCACCCGCGGCGCCTTCGCCAACATGGGCGCGGCTATCTCCCGCTTCGGCGTCGTCCTGACGGGCGGCTTCTACCCTCTGGCCAAGGTCTTCTTCAATCAGGTCACGGACATATTCGACGGCCTGAACACGAAGCTGAAACCCTTCGCAACCGAGTGGGGCGCCACCTTCCAAGGCAAGGCCCTGCCGATTCTGAAAAACTTCTCCAGCACTGTGCTGAATGAGGTCAACAAGGTCATCGGGATCTTTGAGCTCTTTCGCGGCGGCGGCGGGATCTCCGCTGGGATGGCCAAGGAGTTCGGCCCGGCAACCATCATCAGGATCACCACCTTTGGTGACGATGTGCGCTCCGGGCTGGACTTCATCAAGCAGCAGTTCTCCCTGTTCAGCACCGGCCTGAAAATGCCGCCGTCCCTGGCCGCGGCCTTCAATCCCGCGGATCTCAACGCGGCAACGGCCTTCGGCATCGGTGTAGCTGGGGCAGCTACCCACTTCCGGCAGGGCGCTAAGGAGTTCATCGGCGGGATCTTCGCCATGTCCGCGGCCTTCAAGGACGGCGGCAACGACATTACCTCGAGCGGCTTCGCTGGAGTCATGGAACACATCGGCCTCTTCGCCCGGCAGGCAGCGGACAAGGCCGAACCTGTCTTCAACAGGCTCAAAGTCGCGTGGAACACGCTCATGCAGGGACTCAGCAGCGGCAACTTCCAAGGTGTCGGCGGGTCCGTGGCTCAGATCTTCGGCGCCATCACCACCCTGGCTGACCCAATGCGGAACGTCCTCGTCGCCGTCGGCTCCAACGTCGGTACCGTGGCCACCCAGTTCGGCAACCTCGTGGCCGGTGCGCTGCCGCTGCTCGCGCCGCTGCTCCAGGCCGCGGCAGACGCCTTGAAGTTCCTCGGGCAGCACTCGGAAATCCTGATTCCCCTCGTGACGACGATGGTCGGGCTGTGGGCGGTCTACAAGGCCGGTGTGACGGCGGTGAACTTCGCTGAACTGTTCTCGCTGCCGATCAAGGCGGGGCAGATTGCGTCGAACTTCGCTTTGGCCGGCGCCAACCGCGCCCTGGCTGACGCCACCGCGCTCGCGGCCGGTGAGGAACGCGCCTCGGGTATCGCCCGGCTGACCACAGTTCCCCGGCTGATCTTCCAGACGGCGGCAACGGTGGCCCATACCGTCGCGGCGGGAGCTATGGCGGCTGCTACGGGCGTCGTGACGGCCGCTCAGTGGCTCTGGAACGC